TTTATTTTTGGATACGCGCGAATATAGAGCGTGGCTTCCCCAGCACGGCGTTTATACTCGAAAAACAATTTCCAGAACCTTTGCCACGCTTGGTATGGTGTAAAGTCAGTATTGGTCGTCAAGTTCCCTTCTGCATCGAAATCCCCCCGAATAGTGACATACGGCTCGCCTGTTACGGCGTTGGAGGTATAGGTCCTGGGGCCGGTGTTCAGGGTGTTAAGATATTGCGCAGCGCCTTTGTTGGTTGCGACCGTTTTTTTAAAACGCACCGTGGCTATTTTGCAGTGTGTTTGCGCTTGCAAGGGAAACCTCTTCACGGGTGGGGAGGCGTGAAGTTTATGGTGGGCTCAGGCAAAAAGGCGGCGGGGGTCTTTGAAGTTTCCAGCCAAACGCTTTTGGAAAATCGCGATCTGGACCTCCCGCCGCCAGGGTCGTCCCACAGTGGCGGGAGTCAAAGCGCGCCACCGAAGGGAGTTTGGGACAGTATATGTATAACATTCGTGGTGCGGTTACACGCAACAAACTTCTCCAGCGGATCTCTCCGCAATTCCGAATGCCCCGCCGCGCCCCCAGAATTCCGGTGGGGTCAGGCTTACGCCATAGTCGAACAGATACCACGCACAGTTGTCCTTCCCTGTATGTGGGCTGTCCGGAAACCACTTTACCCGGCCCACCGATACAATCTTACGGCAATACCTCAAATACGGCGCGGCCTGCTTGGTATGCATCCAGTCGGCGTCGAACAGCAGCCATGTAGGCCGGATTTCGATGAGGTGGACAATGAGCCTGTGTAAGATTTTTCTGTCCCACGGTGGGTTGGTGACGAACAAATCCACGTCTTCGGCGGCGCTCTCTATGTTGAAGGCGTCTTGGATATATGCGTGGAGGCCACCACTTGGTGTGCCGTAGCCGTCGCGCGGCAACTGGTCAAAGCGCCCGGCAATATCGAATCTATATCTCTTGATGAGCGGCTCGGGTGCGGATATATCGCTGGCGTACTCNATCNCGTTGGACAGAAGCGCCCGTCGTGCGCGACGCCTTCAAAGCTGGACAGGGCTCGAACTAAAGCGCCGTCGCCGCAGCAGGGCTCTATATATTTGAAGCGCTCGGGCAAGTGGGGGATGAGCGGCTTGACCGCCGCAACAGGCGTCGGATAGAAGTCGCGTTCCCGTCTCGCAAATCCGCCGGAGCGCTTGCCCATCACAACAACCCGAGTGCCAGCGCCGCTGTGTAGAAGGCGGCTATTGCGAACAAGACCGTCATTTTTTCCAGGCCTTTGGCGGCGGGTTTTTTATATTTTTCCCCGTCATTTTTTCCAGAACAAAGGTGAACTGACCGCTGATCGTGCGCCGTTCTTTTGCCGCCATCTTCTTGAGCACGTAATAGCTCTCAATCGGGATGACGACAGACTTCCATTTATCGGGGTTCATGGCACTAATCCTTTATTTATAGGAGGCTATCGGACTTGTCCACCGAAGTCAAGTTTCCCCAGTTCGGACCCAGCGATATATCGCTCGGCGTAGGGACTGCGAGCTTCACCGAAGATTCCATTATCTTGCAGAGGTCGCGGGCCTCCGAGACCTCCGTTACGGAAAAGGCCAGTTCGTCGTGGATTTGTACGAGCGGAACCTTGCCTCTCTCCCGGTAGATAGCGACCATTGCGGCCTTTGTCTGATCGGCTGCGGAGGACTGAATTAGCTTGTTCAAGCTTCTGTAGGTGTACGCGCGCTTTATATTGTTGCCGTATTCGATGTGCGCCTCCTCCTTGGGGAGTGCGCGAGCGGAAACGAACAAATTAGGCTCCCATAAATCAAACCGGCACTTGCGGCCCAGCAGCGAGCGGACAAACCCGCCCTTGTCTCGGTGGGACACTTTCCGTTGCACGGCATCCATCAGTTCCTTTACGAAAGGCACGTCTTTGTGGTAATGGCGCATGAGCCGTTTGGCTTGTTCCGGCGTCACATCCAGTTGCTCGGCGAGCCGCGTCTGCCCCATCCCGTACATGATGCCGAGGTTCATCGTCTTGGCGTGCCGACGCGGAATGTTGGCGATGTCGGCCACCATCTGGTGGAAATCGGTTTCCGGATCGGTGCGGTACGCTTTGACGAAGTCGTCTGCCCCGGTCAGGCCCTTGTTCGTGAGGCTTGCAAAGTGGACGAGGATTCGCGGCTCCTGCTGATCGAAATCCAGCGATGCCCATTGCTCGCCTTCTTCAGGGAGGAACAACCCTCTTATCTTTCTTGCCATGTCTGGATTGCGGGCGGGGATTTGCTGTAGATTCGGGTTTGACATTGAAATGCGCCCGGTTACGGTGCCGCCGCCATCCGACCGTAGCTGGTTGATATGGCCGTGGATTCTCCCGCCCTCGGTATAGCGCAAGATGCTGGACAGGAAGGTATTTCCCACTTTGTCGTATTCCCGCGCCTCGGCAATTTTCTGGGCTATCGGGTGCTCATGCTGACTGAGGAAATTCTTGGTAAAACTGGGAAGGCCGGTCTTGGTGCGGCCATATGGTATGTCTAGTTGGTCAAAGATCTTGGAAATACTTGCAGCCGCCCAGAGTTCAAACTCCAGCCCTGTCTCCTTCTTGATATCGGTCTTCAGGTCTTTGACGATCTTGATGAGATCCTGCTTGAGGCGCTCGGCGGCGTCTAGGTCAACCCGGATGCCGCGCCACGTCATCTCTATGCAAAGCGGCAATACGGAGGACTCCATGTCAAAGACCTGCCATAGGTCTTCCTTGGTTAATTCAATTTTGAACACCTGCCAGAGGTCGAGCGTAAGCTGGGCGTCGGCCTCGGCATACTCACCGACAAAGCAGGCGGGCAGCTTGTATAGCTCGCCCTTGGGGTCCACGCCAAATTCCTGTGCGGCTTCCCGGAGCGCGGCCTCGGACTTCATCAGCCCTAAGTAATCGTATGAAACGGAATTGAGCGAATAACTGAAGCGGTTTTCGTTAAGGAGGGGCGCTGCGAGCATGGCGTCGATCATTTTGCCCTTGAGGCTTATACCAAGGCGCTTGAGCCACCCCACGTCGTAAGCGGCGTTGAAGAAGATTTTATCCGACGGGTGGTTCGCTATTTCCTTCTTGAACCAGCGCGTGACGATGCCCCGGTCGAGGTTTCCGCCGCCCTCGTGGGCAATGGGCAGGTAGGCGTTGAAACCTTCATAGGCCACGGCAAACCCGACAACATCTCCGTGGCCGGTAGCCCATCCCGGCCCGTGGGTCTTCAGACGCGGGTCTTTGGTCTCCAGGTCAACGGCTATTTCCTTTATGCCGCTGGGGGTTGGGGGTAGCTGCTCAATCGGCACCCACTCGGTTTTGACGCCCCATTTGGGCTTTTGCAGATTATTTTTCATGGTCCCAGAATCCCGGACACTCTAATTCGTCCCGTTGCTCTTTATTGACAGGGTAGTTACGGCACACGTTAGGGCGCAAAGCATGGATGGTGCAATGCCAGTTATCCTTCCCTACTTTCTTAACCCAAGGGCAGATGCCAGAAGTAATCTCGTCCCCTGTTTTTGGGTCCATCCATAAATCGGCAGTGCGGTCTTCTCCATCGCTCCAAAAAAAGATATCCGCCGTGTCCAGGATGTCTTGACGACCTTCGTCTTCCCATCGCTGGATGTCTTCTTCTTCTGCGGACATAGTCCCCATGTACGGACCGTAAGTGCAGCACTTGCCGCAACCGGTGCAGTTGAAATTCTCACGGTCTTTTGCTTCTTCGTCCGCCAAAATTCCGGNCTCTCTGAGAACCAGAGGTGCTAAATCGTATATAAGNTCGTTCCGCGCCGGGTTTCTCGGGGTTATTCTTCATGTCCTGACCTCTCTAGTTCATCAAAGGGACAAGGAATACAGGGTGTGCTTTTCTTCTTTCTCTCGACACTCCAATGCAACGCCGGAGTACCCCGCACCATCGACGTAGTCGTCGGCGTTGAAAACTCCTGTCTTCCTTCGTGCAATTTTCATAAGTTCCATTAGGTTTGCTACGTCTTCTGGTTTAAGTTCACCAATATCGTAAATATATGCATTCCATAGCATTGCGATGTTCTTGTGGTTCTTCCACATGTCTCCGTAGGTCTTTGCGCGGTCGCCTCCGACAAGTTCTGCGGCTTTCTCCAGGGCTTCTTTTGCAGTCATTTACTCGGTGCTCCGTATTTTTCTGTATTCAATAAAGAGAGACAGATGTTCGGCAATGCTTATGCCTTTTTCCATCCCCGGCGAAATTCCAAGATCTGTGTACACAACAACCGCGTTTGCCTTCTTGTACCACTCTGCGGAAGCCTCTAGACCTAAAGCGCGTTGCAACGGGTAGTCGTCGTTCAGAACCTGCGTGTATAAGAGGTGAAACGCTATCGGTGATTCTCCGCGAGACAGGCTGTCGGAAAGACATTCTTTTGCGTAGTCTAGGTTTTCTTTCGCGCTAGAATGACGCCTGTCACGAACATCTCCAAGGATAGCCCTATAAGATCCCTGCGCGAAGGGGCTTTCTAGAATAACACACATCCTTTGTACTGGTAAAAGTACGCGGCTCATATTGCCCATCCTCTTTGCGAATCTTCCGGCATCTTGAGAACGAGGTTCTGCTTGGCTCTCGTCGCACCCACGTACAGAACGCGGTGGGCGTCGTCCGGGTTCTTCTCCATCTCCTTCAAGGCTTTTCCTGAGAGGTCTAGAAACAACAGGACATTGTCGGACTCTCCGCCTTTTGCTCCGTGGATCGTGGACAGTTTGATCTTGGGCTTCTCAAATATGTTGATGCCCCGGTTGAGGAGTGCCGTGGCATAGGCGCGGTCTTCATCACCTATGCGGTCGAGGGCCCTGTCCCATGTATCGTCGGGTGTCTCCAGACCAAAATGACGGCGCAGAACCTCTATTGTAAACAGGTCCTGTTCGTCTGCGCCGCCGAGCATTTTCTTGGCACCGCGTTTCAGACGGCCTCCCCCACTGGATATGTGGTCGTACAGGTTCACAGCCTCCTTCAGGGAGACCTCGTGTCCGGGGCTTTGTTGCAGGTAATTCCACGAGCTAATGGCATTCCGGATGGTCTTTTTGAGAGATGGGGAGCCCTTGCGCTTAAAGTAGTGGCCGCTGGAGGTCAGCCTCTCGGACAAATCATCCAGCATGTAGTTTGCCTGAGCCAGGACGAGCCACTCGTCGTCGCCGAACGATACCGTGTTGGGATCGTAGGTACGTTCCACGCTGCCCTCCTCTAGGCGGGGCATCCAGGCTTTCTTCTGCCTGCTACGGATGCGCTGCACCACGGAGTCTGCAACTGCATGTATGCTGCGCGGAATTCTGTAGGACTGAGAGAGCACCTCCGACCCCCCCGGAAGTTCGACAAAGTGATTGATGTCTGCCCCGGCCCACCGGTAAATGCCTTGGTCGTCGTCGCCTGCGACGAACATGCGGTCGCTGCGGTCGCTAAGGTGGTGAGCTACCTTCCAGAT